ATGTATGCTGCCGATTTAGTAGCACTGGACCTTTCTAATAGTTTCCAGACTGCTTTCGTAGGTAAGTCATTGGCTGACGTTGATGCTTCAACAGGGTTGAGTTTCCTAGCGTCTAAGATGGACTTGTATAAGAAGCAGAAGCTGATTGCTGCTAGTGATGATGCTCCTCTTGGATTCAAGAATGCAAAAGTTGAAATTTCAGGACCTATTATGTCTGTAGCGGTAGAGATAAAACTTGCAACTGCGATTTACTTTATTCCTATTAGTATCGAGATTTCACAAGTACAAAATAACGCTGGTTAATAACTAAGATTTTATAGGAGACATTATATGGCTAAAGCAAAAACAATGGTAGGAGCACGAGCGAAAGTCTACGTAGACAACGTTCTAGTAGGAATCTTCGATTCATGCGACTATTCAGTAAACGTAGGTACAGAAGCTATTCACCTTTTGGGTCGTTATAGCGCCGCTGAGATCACTCCAACAAGTTATGAAGCTGTTTCTTTAAACTGCTCAGGATTTCGTTTGATTGGTAACGGTGGACATATCCTTCCTAAAATGCCTAAACTACAAGACCTTCTTCAGCTTGAAACAGTTACAATTGCTGTCACAGACAGACAAGGCTCAGCTAATGCAGCTCCAATCCTAGTAGCTCAAAACTGTGTTCCTACATCTTATGGAACTGGATATTCAGCTAAGGCAACTTCAAGAATTCGTATCTCATATATGGGTACTGTTGCTTACGATGAGTCTGGAGTTCAAGATGAAGGTGATGCTGTAAATCTTCCATAATTAACGGTTTGCCCATGGATGGGCTTTTTTAGAGATTATATATGAACGATAAAGAAATCATATACGACCTTGTAAAAGAAGTTAGGGAAGAGCAGAAAGATATCAAAAACGATATTTCTGATATAAAACAAGTACTTACCTTAAATACATCTTCTTTGCAAGAGCACATGAGAAGAACTGATGTTCTTGAGAAACTTTATTATTCTCAAACTGAACGTATTGATTCTCTTGAAGAACCTAGAAAATTAAGAGAACTTTTATTTAAAAGGTACGTAAAAGTAGCTGCTTTTTTAACTACTACCTTGACTTTAGCAGCCGCTATTGCTAAATGGAAAGGGTTTATTTAAAAAAATTGACATAATTGTAAATCTATAAAAAGGGGCTGATGCTCCTTTTTTTTGGTTTAAAAGAGTAATCTTTATAGTATGGAGTCATAGGGTTGACTTCTTAAGGAAACGGTTAGGGTATTATGGCTATCGAAAGAAAGCTGGGCTTAGTTAGTCCGGTATTATTCACATCTAATGGAACCGCTGGCGGCTTAGTCACAGTTCCTGATACTAAAGGCTTTGTAGTTAAAGCCCAAGTAGTCCTTACTGCCAATACACTACCTACCTTACAACTAGAAATCAAAAGAGTCCTTTCCTCAACACAATTCTTAGTGGGCGAGAAAGGCAAAATAGAGCAAAGGGCTAATATCCAAGCCTATACTACAGCTCTCAATTCCTCTATATACCAGCCAGAACAAGACCGTCCCGGTATTATGCAAGAACAGCATGAAAGAGCCGTATACGCTGAAGAGCCTATTATGGCTAAGCGTAATATTTTAGTTGATGAGTACGGAAGATATTACAATTCTCAAAATCCAATCCCTGTAAATGCTACTCTTAATGTAGAAAACGTAACTGTTGATGTAAAATTAGAAGCAATGACAGGAAGTCAGCCCGACAATGTACTTTTAGTAGGAACTGAAAACGGACAGAAAACGGGCGCAAAATATGCGTTTGTCAATAATATTAAAAATCAAATACTTGCATCACACGACAGAAAACAAAAAATTTTTTATGAAGATTTTGGAAATAAAAATCAAAGAATAACTAAAATAGATTACACAAGCAATACTTTTCCGGGCGTAACCGCTAGTAAAGTAATTACTTACGTTTTAGTTGGAAACAAATATAAAAGAGAAGACATAGATTGGGTTATAAATACTATTTAGGAGATAACGAATGAAATTGCTAGATGTAAAATTATTGGAAAGTGTTGGTGGGACGTATGACCAAACGAGAACCACAATTCAAGGTCGAGTAACCCAGAGAACAATTGACTCTAAGCCAGTGCTTGGACCATCGCCCACTCGGTTCCTTGACGCGTTCTCAGACACTGCCGGTGCCTTCACGCCGCTCACCACGATGTTTGCTAGCGACAACGGGCGGGTGTTCATGATCGGTGCTGTTGCGGGTGGTGCCATTCCTGTTGTTTGCTATGAAATCAATCAGGTCACTGGTGTCCACACCTATGTCGGGCGTATCAACATCGCCATGCCGTCATCTCCCTTGATTGTGCACACAATCCGTTCCATCAAAGTGATCGACGATGGGACCACAGGGTGGAAAATCTACGTTATCGCTACCGGGACAATTCTTTTCGGTGGGTCTGGTGTATTGCTTGCGAATAACATTGCAAGAGCGGACTTCTCACAGGTCTCCCCGCCCACAATCCCCTTCGCTACCGGCAACAATCAAAAAGCTGTCTACCAGCTTGGTCGTCTTGCCTCACTCGGCTCTCGCTCCATGACCACTACGCTCGGTACACCAGTTAAGTTTAACTTTACAGCTCATGGCTTTAACAATAACGATCAGGTATACTTTACTTCGCAAGTTGGCTCTGCGTGGACATCATCAACCTTCGCAGTGAATACTAAGTATTTTGTTCGTAACGCAGGATTAAATGATTTCGAATTGTCCGCAACATTTAACGGAGCTTCAATTGGTGCCGCCGCCGGACCAACCTCTGTTGTCATGCAGCCACTGAACCAAGAGATTGATGCCTTTGGTGCAATCATTGACGTGGCAGCGAACCGCCTCTATACCCACGTGGGAACTGCTGCCAACCCGCAGTATTTCGTGCGTGACACTTCAGTAGCTCCAACCTATTCACCCTTAACCGTTGACGTAACTTCGGGAACCCCTGCCAAGATTGGACTAGTCGCCCACGGCTTGACAGAGAACGAGCCCGTCCAGTTTCTTGCTGGTACGCTGCCCGCTTCCTTTGCGCTCAATACGACCTATTTCGTGCGCGCTGTAACGGCTAACGACTTCGAGCTGTCCGCCACCGCCGGTGGTGCCTCGATTTCCGCCGTGACATCCTCAACAGGTGTGACCCTCGGAAAAGCGTTCGGCTACACCAATTCCCAATGGCTGCACTCAACAAGCATCCTTCCAGCAATTTCAGGTACTCTGCTTGCCACGACTGACGTTGATGCAATTGCTACTCCCGTCAATGCTCCACTAAACGGCTCAATCCTGAACGGTCAGAAGTGTGCTTTCTTTGCAACATCAACCAACCTTTACTTGGGCAGACTTGATGAGTTGACCGCTGGCGCAACAACATGGCCATCACTCACCACATCGAACATGCTCGGATTGCCGTCCCAGATTGTTACGCCTGTTGTTGTTTCTGCCTCTTGGTCGGACGCACTAGATCACGCCATTGTGTTAATCGGTCAAGCAGCAACCAACGCATTCAGGTTCATGCTCAAAAAGGTAGAGAACAACAAACTCACCGCCTTGTTTGGCGACTCCTGCATGGAGTTCTACGAGACAACTACAAAAGAAGCGTATGAGTTGCGTCCAGCGTTGCCATACCTCAACTTTACAAATAACTCTGGATGGCTTTTTGGTCTATCTGGTGCAACAGGTCAAAGAGGTGTTTTTGCCTCTGACGTGCGTTCTGATTCTTTTTTTGACCACAGCTACATCGTTTCAAGAGTTTTAACTATCCCACAAAATGCTGTAATAAAATCAGTAGACGTAGAAAAAGAACTTGTTAAAACTGGAGGAGACGTTAAAGTTGAATATCGCATGAGCAGCTTTGGGTCCATTTCTGGTGGATGGATTGAGCTAGACCCTGACCAAGAGCTGTCTATTGTAGCTGGAACTCAAGTTCAATTCAAACTAAGCTTCAAAACACATACATTTGATAGAACAAGTCACGTTCAAATTTCTGACCTGTTGGTTGGCTATGACGCACTAGAAGAACTCTCTGACAACTGGGAATACTCTTACGACGATTCTTCTGCAGGGTCTCCAACTCGCATTGGTTTCCGTTTGAAGCAAACTTACGCAACATCAATCCCATCTACACTTAAATTTCAAGCTTCTGATCTTAGTGGATTAATTCTTGTAAGCCAAACAATTACAAGTAATCCAACTAATTTTCAATACTCTACAGATGGCGGAACGACTTGGCTTTCACTCGGAACTATTCCTAATACTGTTGGAACACTTGTAAGATATACTTTCACAAGCCCTCCGGGAACAGATATTCGTCCAAGCTTAAAGGATAGTTAATGTCAAATTTATTATTTGCTGGGGGAGCTGTCGTACAAGGCACAACCCTCAGTGGTATATTTGGTAATCAACTTGTGACAGGAGGAGCAATTCAGCCCTCCTCACAGGCTTGTATTATTGATCTAACTCCTCCCACTTTTGGAGGTATTACTCTTCTTGCTAGAGGAGCTTTAGGTCAGCTTAGAGCGTCTTGGGCTTCTGCTATAGACTTATCAAGTCCAATTAGATATGAAGTGTATGTTCAAGAAGCTCCAGCTTCCAACTTATTTAATGTTGCAAACATAGCCTTAGTAACTACCAATTTACAAGTTGACATTTTCTTTTTAGCAGACGGAACCTTGCTGCAGTCTGGAAGAAATTATTTTGTTGGAGTACGAGCTGTAGATGCTGTTGGAAATAGAGATAATAACATTGTAAGTTTTTCTCAAACAACTCCGGGTATTACAGGTGCTACAAACGCTACAATTAGCGGAGTGTTTGCTGTTAACACTAGTAATCAACTTATTGCAAGCTTTTGGGTAACGGACAATGATGGCGTAATTAATAATCCATCTCGTCTTGGGCTTGCAAGTTATGTAATTTATGACCAAAATGGAAGTCTTGTTCCAAGTATGAGTCAAAATAACATTGCTGCTGATTCTGAGGGGTTTTATGAAATAAATCCAGTGATTTCTGTTCTTGATTTGGATAATACTTATTACACTGTAAAAGTTACTATTTTTGTTGATGGAATTGCAATTGTTTATAATTTACCAATTACGTATGCAGAAGCTGGTCCTCAATACGAACCAAGGGCTGTATTCTCAATTGATGCAACTAACCAACTACAAGCCACTATCTGGATTACTAAGAATGGAGAACAGATTAGTAATAATCTTGGAACCGCTTCTTACGCAGTCTATAACAAAGATGGGGTGGCTTTAGGGATATCCCAGTCTGGCATTGTGGCAGATGTTAATGGATTATTTAAAACAACTCCAGTACTGGCAATGGCTTTAACAGATTTGACTCACTATACTGTAATATTTAGCATAACTGCCGATGGAGCCGTAAGAAAAGGCGCAATTGGTATTACGGTGGCGGAATAATATGGCAAGTAGACGAGTTATGATGTTAACAAATAATCAGTATGTGCAACCACTTAAGTTGTCGTTTAATAATAAAAAAGTTATTACGCCAAATGCTGCATATAATTCCATTGTAACAAAAGTTAGCTTTGAAAAGCCGACTGATAAAGATTTTAAAGTTAAAGCTTGGATGCGTTTTAACTCTGATACTTTTGATGGCGTTCAAATGATAGGGTCTTTATTTAGAGGTAAAAGCGCTAAAACAATTGCTTCATGTACTTTTAGAATTTACTCGGTAAATGTTGATAATACGTGGGCAGAAACGCTTTTAGTAACGGTTGCAGGCTCTAATGTTGGAGGGAATAAATTTTCTGCAAGTACTCCTGAATCAAGCTTAGCTCCTACGGCTCTTACCGGAGAACTAACTTACAAGATGGAAGTTGAACTTACAAGACTTGGTAAAACTTATACTGATGCGTTTTATTTTAACCACATAGGTATTTACGATAGCTTTATTAGACTTAAAAATGATGTGGAATTCCTTGATATTACAAAATTAGACGAATAATCAATAGGGATAAAATATGGCTAAGTTATCAAAAGACGCTAAAGAAAGAATAATTATATCACTTACCAGCGAACCTGTTGGTAAAGAAGTTATTAAAGCTATCGAAGGCGGTGATGATGTTCTTAGTGGAAACGGCGCTCCAAGCAATTCTTTAGGTGAAAACGGTAATTTATATATAAATCTTTTAAATGGTGATTTGTACAAAAAATACAATAATGCTTGGGAATTACAATTAGACGGTCAAACAGCAGTAGAGTCTGCATTTGAAGATATAGAACAGCCAGTTGGATTAAAAGACCCTTCTCAAGTTAACTTATCTATAAATGATGGGCTTAGAAAAATAACCGTATCTCCAGTAGGAAGTTCTTTTGTTTGTTTTGTTAAAGGTAAAAGAATAGAGATTTCTTCTCCTTTAGAAGCTAATTGGGATAATATTCACGGATTACATTTTTTTTACATAAATGAAGCTGGTAATTTAATTAATACTATGACTTTTGTAGATTCTATTATTACTGAATACACTTTTGTTTCTATGGTTTATTGGGATTCTACCGCAAGTAAACACATTATATTTGCAAATGAAAAACACGGCATTAAGATGTCTCCAATTACTCACCAATATTTACACAGAACTCGCGGTGCTGCTTTTGACAGCGGTGGTAAATTAGTTAATTTTGTTGTAGACGGAGGCGGCGGTAGTAATACCCATGCTCAATTTACTTCAAATTCTGGAGTTATTTGGGATGAAGATATCAGACTATCTTATTCGGCTCAAGCTCAGATACCTGTGTTTTATAGAAGCGGCGCTACGGGATTGTGGAAGCGTAAAGAAGCTAACTCTTTCCCTGTTATTACATCAGGAGAGGAAGGTTATACTGGTGCAAATGGACTTTTGCCTTATAACTTTTTCAACGGCTCTAATTGGGTTTTAAATCAAGTAGATAACAATAAATTTGTTTTAGTCCATATATTTGCAACAAACGACATAGAATTTCCTATAATAGCAATACAAGGTCAGGCGCAATATGCTAATAAAACAAGCGCAAGAAATGGCGCATTAACAGAAATAAAAGAATTATCGGGACTGCCTGTTTACGAATTTTGCCCTCTAGGTTCTGTAATATTTCAAACTGGTAGCTCTTATACTAACACTCCAAAAGCTCAAATTGTTTCCACTTTAGATGGAGATAACTACGAAGACCACAGAACTGAGTCTATCAGACCGGGAAGTTTGGCTTAAGTATGAATGAACTATACGAAAAATTAAAAAAACAAATAGCTTATTGGCAAAAAAACGGTGTTCCAATTTTGTTCTGGCGTGATGAACAAAAGAAGGCTCCCAGCGTTAGCCTAACAATGATGTTAATATCATTTATTTTATGCATACTTTCTCTTATAAATAAAGCAGCTAAGGTAGTTGAGGGCGTTGATGTAGAAAATAGTTTACAGCTATTTATGGTTTGTGCTGGTTTATATTTTGGACGCAGTTTTGGAAAACTTAAATCTTCAGAAGAAAATAAAGCTGATAAAGAATAATTTATTAATAATCTTATATTCAGTTTTTACAGTTTAATAATGTTATTGTTACTATCAAGCTTAAATAAGCAATTTTTCTTTGTATCACGGTCAGTAGTTGTATAAGTAACGCCCTGAACCAATAAAGTCAATCTATCGTCATTTGGTCCACCATCATATACAGCTACGATTTCACCAGTTGAAAGCTTAAGAAAGATTTCAGTATGAGTACCCCTACCACAAGGATATAGTACTGAAACACTTGTACCAGCTTGTCCAGTTGCTCCAGTTTCGCCTCGGTCTCCTTTATCTCCTTTCAAGCCTTGTTGACCTTCAAGACCGTCATAAATAACGACATCGGTTTGTTGAGGACAGCTTACAGTTACGTAATTATCTCCAGCTTTTCTAGCAACAGAACAAGAACTTCCCGGTACGCCTTGAATCCCTTGGGCTCCAGTTGCTCCAGTTTGACCATTTAAACCGTTTAAAACTAATTCGGAGCTTCCATCAGTACAAGAAATTGTCACTCCAATAGAAAACTCTCCTGAGGCATCGTAGGCTCTTGCTACTGAACAAGAGCTGCCATCTTTACCGTTAGTTCCGTCTTTCCCATCTTGACCCGGCTTACCTTCAATAATAATAGTTTTAGTTTGCTTACCGCAGCCAATTGTCATCATAAGAATCATAACCAATATTAAAAATTTCATAGTTTTTCCTTTAAAAAATAACCGCAAAGTTAGTATAATCTATTTAATGTAGTTTTGAAAAGCTTTTTTCTTCATTAAGTCAGCAACAGCATAAAGAATCTGAACTTCTTTATTAAAATTGGACTTCTTAGCGGTAGATATGTAGAACTTTTTTACA